TTACAGAAAATCAAATTCAATCCGGCGGTCTTTGTATAGCCGGATTTCTTTTATTTTGAGTTTCCAAAATGCTTGTTTATTTTCTTTGTTAAGTTGTTTGTATATTTCTTGCCATCCTGCGGAAAATAAGGTTGCAATTTCTTCTGGTGCGCGGCTTTGTGATTTTACTTGTGTAATCTCATCCATTTGTGCTGTCAGTTCTGCATACTTTTTTGAGTAGTCCGACTTTGAAATCATATCGTCTATATATAACTCTGACAACTTGGATAGTTTTTTTTGTAAAGCCTTTAATTGCACATCTTGGTTTACTTTGGGTTCTTGCCGAGGCTTGGCTTGCAATTTGATCTGTATCTGCTCGTCTATTGTCGACAAGAGGTAATCTTCGATTTTCCATTCGACAGTAAAATTACCGTTGTTGCATCCTTTCCTCTGGGCAGACCCTTGACAATAGTAAGAGTAAGAGCACGCCCCGCTTGGCCGTGGAGACGGATGCCCTGTCATTCTGCGTCCACATTCTCCACAGACTATCAGCCCCGAAAAAATATACGTTCGATTGTAAGGGGATTTTCGCGTCACCCTGGTGCGTAAGTCTTGCACACGCTGAAATTCCTGCGGTGTTAAATACGGGGGTAATTTTATCCCGTGCCAGTCTCCCATGTATCCTGTGTTGTCCAACATTTGGCTGGCTGTTTGGTATTTAAGTTTTAATTCCGGTACTGCGTCCATCGCTTTTGTTATAGACCCTGTTTCCAAAAATGTGGAGAAGTATCTCCGTATAACCGGCTCCGCTTCTTTGTCTATAACAGCAAATTTCCCTTCGATTTTGTAGCCTTTCGGTAGATGACCGGTGCAAACCTCATTTCGATCTTTTTTTGCATCAAGCACTTTTTTTATGCGTTCACTGGCGCGGTCAGCTTCGTCCTGTGCTACAGAAAGCATAATGTTGATTTTCAACCGGCCAGCCGCTGTGGATGTGTCATAGTCCTCATAGATCGTTTTCCACGACACGTTGTGAGCTTCAAGGATTTCCTGCACCTTGTAATATTCACCGATGTTGCGAAACCACCGGTCCAGTTTTGTGACAAGAATAATGTCTACCTCATCACGCTTGACGGCTTCCAGCAGTTGAAGCATGGCGGGACGCTTTTCAATCTTCTTTCTGGCGGAAAACCCGGCATCCTGGAAAACGCCTACCACCTTCATATTGTGGGCTTTGGCGTATTCTTCGAGGTCGTTCTGCTGATCGTGAATAGACAGGCCAAACTTTTTCTGTTCTTCTGTGGACACACGCGGGTATAATGCTGCCCGCAATACTACACTTGTGGACACACGCGGGTATAATGCTGCCCGCAATACTACACTCATTGTTCATCTCCTCCCTTATCTGGCGATAATGTATACTTTTTTGCATAGCGAAAATACATCATCAAAATAGCGGCAAAAAAGCCAATACCGACCGCAAGCAGCAAAAAGACAATCCACGCGAATATGCTGGCCTCTCCGCCCTGAATAAGCCCCTGGTGGGGGATACGGTAGTCAAAAAAGATATATCCCACGATAACAGCCATAAATATGGCGCACAAAAACGTAAGGCCATAAATAGCAAATTTTGTGTCCCGCGATTTCTTGCGGTGGTAGTTAATGGTTTTTGCCATCTGCTCCATGCTTCCCTCAAGATGGGCTATTTGCACATCGGCATCATGCAGCTGCTTTTGGTGCTTCAACTGTTCATTGGCTTTCGTCAATTGATCTTCCGTTGTCACTTCTTTTTCAATCCCGAAATATTCATCCATTGAAACGCCAAGCGCGGCACAAATTAAACCCATTTTGTACACGCTCGGCTCCTTTGATGACGCGGAGAAAAAATTGCTTATGGTTGATGCTGAAATGTCCGTCATGTCGGACAAATCTTGTATAGTTAAATTCTGTCGGTCTTTTGCATCTTTGCACAAATCCTGTAATGTTTTTACCATTTTCCCCTTTTACTCCTTTTTCGGGCAGGAGAATTCCAATTCTGGTTTGCCGCAAACGGTAATTATCCAAATTTGGTATTGCCCTGCCAAACCCTGATTTGTTAGTGTGAATGTGCAGCCGGAAAGCCGGGAGGCCACCGGCGAGAATAGCCCCGCTGTCCGTTGCGGGAGCAGCGGGGCTATTTGCTTACTTTAATTATCATTACGCCCCCCAGTTTTAATCAAGCGCTTAAGCGTGTCCCTATCCCACAGCAAAACGCCGGTTGCTTCCGCAATTTCTTTCGCGCCTGCTGTAAAATACCTATTTGTCATTACAACCCCAATATGGCAATGGTAAAATGCTTTTCCAGCATTTACTTCCTGGACCGGCTTGTTTCCTAAATCGAAAGAATAGCACTTACATTGAATGGCATATTTGGCATCGCCAAATTTAGCAAGGACGTCAACGCCCTGATCTCCGCTGCCGCGTGTGACTTCAACATTGGAGAAACCGTTTTTCTTTAGAAGGTCTGCACACCAGTACTCAAAATCGTGCCCTTCCATTCCATCTACTTTGCATAGCTCCGCTTCCGGACTGATTGCTTCACAAGGCGCAAAACATGAATTTGCGCTGGCAATCTTAAGCGTTGGGATAAGCGCTTCGCATTGTGACCGCGTAAGCAATATTTGCCGAGGCCGAGAACCTTCGAACGGGCCGACAATACCCAGCGTTTCCATCGCGTCGATCAATCGTAAGGCTTGAGAATACCCAAGATTGAGCCTACGCTGCAGCATAGAAACGGACGCTTGCCCGGTTTCCATGACCACTTTTATTGCATCCGGTAAAAGCGGATCGTGGGCTTCGCCATTGGCAGTAATAAAAGGCTCTTGCGGCAAGCTTGCTTTTTCAACGCGCTTATCAAGCCACACAAAAAATGCTGTAAACGCGGACGGGACAATAATAAGAGCAACGGTCGCGCCATAAGTAAGCATTGCCGTTCCGTCTGCTTGTGGCACACTTGCGGAAGGAATAAGCAACAACGCTATAATGGTAAAAAACAAAGTGAGAACAAAAATAGCTACAGCCTTTAGTTTACGATGCCTTTTCATTTTAGCCCCCCCAAAAATTTTTAATGTGTTGCCCATTTGTGGGCAACAAACAGCTTGTGCGTAATTATAAGTGTACTAACTTAGTTGTACACCGAGAAAATAATATGTCAAATTAAGAAAGGGGAAAGAAATGGACAACCAGGTAAAAATGGCCGCCGCACTTTTTATGATGCTAACCCCGGAGCAAAAAGACGTTATGCTTGATCTTGTAGAAAACCTTTTATTAGAGCAAGCACAGTATCCTTTTGTTGAGGAGTAAGGCGCATAAAGCCGTCTACAAATTGTGCAAGCTTTGCTTCGTCCTCGCCCTTTGCGGCGGGGGCTTTTTTTGCGCTTTCCGGCGGCAGAACGGGCAGTTTATCCCCGTCCAGCTCCGCAAGCGTGATGCCGAAATGCTCGGCTATCTTTTGGCGCGTTTTAGGGTGCGGAATTACAGTGCCCGCTTTCCAGTTTGCGACAGATTGACCGTTTACTCCTATAATTTTTGCAAATCTGTACGCAGAATATTCGCGCTGCTCTAAAGCGTAGTTAAAATTATTGGTAAAACTCATAAAAACAGAACCCTAATTTAGTGCATTTCGACACCCTAAATTCGGTTGACAGATGCCCTAAGTTAGGGTATAATTGTCATCGTGGACAGGCAACAAAAACCTGCACCACCCCGATAAATAGAGCTGGCGTGATAGGAAAGTTTGTAGCAAAACCAAACTATCACAAATACTCTAATTTGTCAAGAAAATAATCTAACTTTGGAGGTGATATTTTGGGATTTGGTGAAAACCTCGCACGGTTGCAGGAGGAACACGGCGAGACGAGTTACCGACTGGCAAAGGCTATCGGCGTACATCAGACGTCCATTACGAACTGGAAGAACGGCATCAAGCCGCACCCGAAGCACGCGAAGCTGGTAGCGAAGCACTACGGCGTGAAGGTGGAGGAGCTGATGGGGACGATGCCGCAGGGGTAAGAAAAGCCCCGCCCAGTGGTTGCGGCACTGGACAGGGCGTCTCCGAAACATCTACCAAAATGTTCTGCGGATAGTATACCACGACCGCAGAGGAAAGGCAAGAGATTATGACGTGTGCTGAAATTGCCGTGATGTTATGGGCACGGCAGAACGGAATGGAAATTATCGAGGTCGAGTACATTCGACAGGAGGAAACGACATGAGTTGGTTTGCATGGACGCTGGCGTTTATCGGCGCAGCGTGGCTGAGCTGGGCTATCGTCAAGGGCGTGGAGGCGCTGGGGCGATGAGAGAGCGGAACAGGCGGGCGCGGGAATACTCCCGGCTATGCCGCACCAGACGATGGTGCAGGCGTATGTGGGTAGTGGCAATCGTCCTGTGGGTGATGCTGCTGGTGCTGGTAGCGTGGTGCCTGACGCTGCCGCCGGTGCAGGAGGACGTGGTGCAGTCGCCGCCCACGGCAGAGATCGTGGAGTTGGAGCCGGAGAACCTGCTGGTATGCGACATCACCGGTTATTGCGCGTGCTGTACGCCCTACGCCCACATGAACCAGCGGGACGGCAAGGTGCTGACGGCATCCGGCCTGTGGGTGGACATTGGCGAGGCCGTGGCGGTAGACCCGGACGTTATCCCGCTGGGCAGCACCGTGACGCTGGGCGGCAAGACTTACATAGCAGCCGATACTGGTGTGTACGGCTACACGGTGGACGTGCTGATGAGCCACGAGGACGCGGCGCAGGCCGGTGTGGTGAAAGCGCTGGTGAAGTGGGAATGATCGGGCTGGTGAACCGGACGGCTCCGCCCTGCAAGTGCTGCCAGCGCAGACACGAAAGGTGCCACGGGGAGTGCGAGGACTATAAAGCGTTCCGGCGGGACGTTGAGGCCAACAAGGCGAAACGGTACGCATCGTACAGCGAGGCCGATTTTTACAGCATGAACAGCGCAAGGCGCGAGAACGCCAAAAAGGCGATAAGAAAGAGGGATGGAAGATGAAGGTCTATAAGGCAACAGACAAGGACATGAAGTGCCGTGGATTCCAGTATACGCTTGGCAAGACGGCGGAGGTCGATGGCGACATTGAACTATGCGAGAGAGGGCTTCATGCCTGTGAGATGCCGCTGGATGTGCTGGGCTATTACGTGCCCGGTGATGGCTCCCGGTATTTTGAAGCGGAGCTGGATGAGGTCAGTAACAAGAAAAGCGACGATACGAAACGCGTCGGCAAGAAACTGACATTAAGCGCGGAGATCGGTATTCCGGGGCTTGTCAAGGCCCAGGTGGAGTACGTCAAGGCGCAGTGCGACTTTGACAACGCCATCAAAAAGGCAGACGCTGAAAAGAAAAACCACGCCACCGGCGAGAGGGGCGCAGCATATGCCACCGGCGATAGTGGCGCAGCATCCGCCACCGGCGATAGTGGCGCAGCATCCGCCACCGGCGATAGGGGCGCAGCATCCGCCACCGGCTGGAGTGGCGCAGCATCCGCCACCGGCTGTAGTGGCGCAGCATCCGCCACCGGCAAATACTGTGTGGCTATGACAACCGGCTTTTTTGGCCGCGTTATGGGCGATATCGGCAACGCTATTGTCTGCGTAGAGCGTAGGGATAATGGAGAGATCGCCGCCATCCTTTCTGGCATCGTGGATGGTGAAACGCTGAAACCCGGCGTGTGGTACACCGTTAAGAACGGCCAATGGGTGGAGGTACAGAAATGAACCGATTGAAGGAGAGGCGGCTAGAACTGGGGCTGACGCAGGAGGCGGTCAGCGGCATTCTGAAGCTGGCAGACCCACGGATGGACGTGAGCATGGTGAGCCGGTTTGAAAACGGCGTGTGCCTGCCCACGGAGGAGGTCATGACAGCGCTGGAGGCGGCGCTGCGGGCCAGCAGGGCGTATCTGTTCGGCGAGGAAGAGAAAGCGGAATTGCCCATGCGGACGGCGGAGACGGAGCGGATCGCCTGTCTGATCCCAAAGGGGCGCAGGAATGCCATCAGCCGGGAAGACCTGGCGGCGGCGCTGCACACCACCGACCGGAAGATGCGAAAGGCCGTGGCCGAGGCAAAGACGCAGGGAGTGATGATCTGCAACGACGGGAACGGATATTACCAGAGCGACGAGTTGAGCGACCTGTGGCGGCAATACAGGCGGGAGACGGCGCGGGCTATGTCCATCCTCAAGGCGCGGAAGCCTATGCGGGAAGTGCTGAAATCGGCGGGGAGGCCGGTATGAGCGTGTTTGACTACAAGGAGCCGCGGGTGGAACCGAAGCCCTACAAGGCGCCGCGATGCCCGGTGTGCGGCGAGGAAACAGATACCCTGTACAAGAATATTTACGGCGAGACCGTTGGGTGCGATGTGTGCATCCGAACGGTGGACGCATGGGAGGAAAAGAAATGAGCTTGAGTTTATACCACATTGACCAGGCGCTGGAGGCGCTGATCGACCCGGAGACCGGGGAGCTGCTGGACTACGATGCTTTCGAGCAGTTGCAGATGGACAGGGAGCACAAGATCGAGAACATGGTGTGCTGGTCCAAGAGCCTGGACGCGGAGGCAAAGGCCATCCGGGACGAGGAAAAGGAGCTGGCGGAGCGCCGCCGCACGATGGAGCGCAAGCGTGACCGGCTGCGGGGCTACGTTGACCGGGCATTGGACGGGCACCCCTTCCAGACGGCAAAGTGTTCCGTTACCTACCGCAAGAGCACGGCGGTTGAGATCACCAACATGGAGGAGCTGGTGCGGTGGTGCATGGACAACGGCTATGACGGCAAGGTGACGTATGCCGCGCCCACGGTGGCCAAGAGCGACATTGCACCGCTGTTGAAAGCCGGTGTTGCGGTGGACGGTGCGGAGATCGCCGAGCGGATGAACATGGGGGTGAAGTGATGGATAACCTGGCTATCTATAACGCGGTACGAAGCGTGCCGGACAGTGCCAAAAGGCAGATCGGCGCTGGCCGGTTAAAGGGCAAGACGGACATCAACCCCATGTGGCGGCTGAAGACCCTGACGGAGCAGTTCGGCCCCTGCGGCATTGGCTGGAAGTACGTCATCACAGACAAGCGGCTGGAACAGGGCGCAAACGGTGAAGTGGCCGCGTTTCTGGACATTGACCTGTTTGTGAAGGTAGACGGCGCATGGTCGGAGGCTATTCCCGGCACAGGCGGCAGCGCGTTTGTGGCGAAGGAAAAGAACGGCCCTTATACCTCTGACGAGTGCTTCAAGATGGCACTAACGGATGCTATCTCCGTGGCCTGTAAGGCGCTGGGCTTTGGCGCGGACGTGTACTGGGAGGCGGACAGGAGCAAGTACGACAAGCCTGCACCTGTAACATACCCTAAAGGCACTGTCATCTGCGAGAGCTGCGGTATGCCCATTAAGAGCGTGACGTGCCAGGGCATTAGGTATTCCCCGGATGACATCTCCGACAGAGCGCTGGACAGATACGGAAAGCGGCTGTGCTGGGGCTGCATGAAGGCGGCCAACGCAGCGGAGAAGAAGCATGAGTGACCTGGTAAATGACATCCGAGACAAGAGCCGGATGTTGGACGTGGCCATTACGGAGCTGAAACGGCGTGGGCAGAAATATGCGGAGGCCGAAAAGGCGTACCGGGTAGCTCTGGCCAAACAGATACTTACAGAACGCGACAACGGCGTGCCGGTGACGATCATTTCTGACATCTGCAAGGGCAAGGCGGAGATCGCCGCGCTTCGGTTTGAGAGAGACTGTGCAGAGGTGGTATACAAGTCCGCTATGGAGGCCATCAACTCCATGAAACTGCAAATACGGTTGCTGGACAACCAGCTGGACAGAGAGTGGGGTGCGGCGAAATGAACAAGCTGCACATACAGCCCTGCTGGACGTGCAAGAAGTGCTACGGCGACTGTAGCTGGTCGAGGAAGGCCCCGGAGCCGGTGCCCGGATGGGATGCTACGCCTACGGTGAAGAAAAAAGGAGGCCGCAAGGCGGGCATCATGCACAGCTACGCCATTCACAGCTGCCCGGAATACGAGTGGGACGGGACGGAGGAAGCGCATGGAGAGTAAGAGATGCTTTTTGTGTGGCAGGAATGACCCCGGCGATCCGCTGGAGAAACACCACCTGCTGGGCGGTTCCAACCGAAAGAAAAGCGAAAAATACGGCCTTGTGGTGTACCTGTGCGGCAACAGGTGCCACAGGAACGGCAAGACAGCCGTACACCGCAGCGGCGAACAAATGCGCAGGCTGCGGCGGTACGGACAGCTCAAGGCCATGCAGGAACAGGGCTGGACGGAAGATGACTTCCGGCGAGAATTTGGAAAATCATATTTGTAAGGAGATTTGATATGGTAAACAGAACGATTTTGCAGGGACGGCTCTGTGCGGATCCTGAGATGCGGAGAACCAACAACGGTACGGCGGTGTGCAGCTTCCGCGTGGCGTGGAGCGAGACGGTGAAAGACCGGGAGACCAAACTGTTTCTGAACTGCGTGGCGTGGCAGGGCACGGCAGAGATGATCTGCAAATACTTCCGCAAGGGAAAGGAACTGGCGGTAGAGGGCAGACTGTCTACCCGCGAATACGACGACAGGGACGGCAACCGGCGCAGTGTGACGGAGATGACAGTAGATCGTGTCCACTTCTGCGGTAAGAACGAGGACGGGCACGGTATGCCGCCCCGGACGGACGGCCAGAGCCAGTTCGTGGAGATGGACGAGGAAGACAGCGATCTGCCGTTCTAAGGGGGTGACGTGAATGGGCAAGATGCAGGAAGAGATCAAGGCATTGCGGCGGCAGAACACGCATTTGCAGAACGTGGTACAGCGGCAGCGGGAACGGCTGGCAGTCATAGACAAATATAGGCGTGCTCTTGACGCGCATTACGCTGCGTGCGCTATACAGTTTGGCGAGAAGCGCGAAGACTGCGACGTGTTATGGGGGTATCACTTGGAGATACCCGCTGAACTTGTGGAGAAAGGCAAGACTTACACAGTAAATTACGGCTTTGATCCAGAGCGGATTATGTACATTATTGGCGCATACCCGAAGGATTGAGAGGTGGCGCATAGTGGCTCTTGAGTACATTCCCTTTTATTACAGTTATCGCAAGAAATTAGAAAAACTTTCAGATCAAGAGGTAGGTCGGCTTGTACGGGCTTTGCTGGAATATGGCGAGACCGGAGAGACGGAGGAACTTACGGGACGGGAGTCGATCGCATTTGATTTCATTGCGGACGATATAAACAGGGCGAAAGCAGCGTATGACGAGAGATGCGCGAAGAACCAGCGCAACATAGAAAAACGATATGCAAGGCAGGATGGTACGACCGTATACGATGGTATACGAACGAATACGACCGTATACGAAACGTACCAAACCAAAGACAAAACCAAAACCAAAGACAAAACCAAAACCAAAGACAAAACCAAAGGTAATTCACTCCCACCTAACGGTGTGAGTGATACACGCGCGGCGCGCTTCACACCACCATCCGCCGATGATGTGTCCGCTTATGTGCAGGCGCAGGGGTATCACGTCAACGCAGATCGCTTTGTAGCCTTTTACGAGCAAAAGGGCTGGATGGTGGGGAAAAACCACATGAAGGATTGGAAAGCAGCCGTGCGGAGCTGGGAGACCAGGTGGAAAGACGAGCACCGACCGCAGGAAAAGGCCAGCGGCAACGTGTTTCTGGAGATGCTGGAGGATAGGCTATGACAAGGGACGAAACGTTGAAGATCATGGCGGTGCTGAAAGCCACGTACCCAAACTTCTACAAGGACATGACGCGCAGGGACGCCGAGGGCGTTGTAGCACTGTGGACAGATATGTTTTCCGAGGACAGCTACAACGCAGTGGCGGCGGCTGTAAAGGCGTTTATCGCGTCCGACAGCAAAGGGTTCCCCCCGGTGGTGGGGCAGGTGAAACAGCGCGTCACGGAGCTTGCAAGCGCAAAGGTGCTGCCCGGTAATGTGAGCTGTGGCAGCGAGAAGGAAGCGGCGTGGATGCGGCGGTATATCAACGTTGACCACGGCGGGCTGGGGCGTATCTCACGGTACGCACGAGAACACGGCATAACGTGGGATGAGGCGAAGGCGGTGCTGCATGGATAACGGCATCTGGAAGATCGCCACGGCGAAGTTGTGCGGCCAGTGCATCCGGGACATGGAGGACGAGTACATCTTCGCCCCCATGTGGCGGCGGACGCTGGGCAGCACGTGCGAACGGTGCGGAGAAAACCGTATCGTCCATGAGGTGCAGTACACGATGAACAAACGAGGGCTGGAGAAAAGAGGGAAACTGAATGGGCCTGATGAGTAACGACCTGGCGCGGCTTAGTCCTGCGGCGCAGAAGCAGGTTATGGAGAAGATGCGGAAGCCGGGGAAGTACAAGGCGCAGAAGACCAAGCGCGGGAAGCTGACCTTCGACAGCAAGAAGGAGGCGGAGCGCTATGACGCGCTTATGCTGCTGCAGAAGACCGGGGAGATACGTGGGCTGAAATTGCAGGTGCGGTACTGCTTGCAAGAGGCGTACACGACGTTTGAGGGCGAACGTGTGAAAAGTATCGACTACATCGCGGACTTTGTGTACGAGCGCAGAACGGCTCCTGACAGCTACGGCCAGCGGTACTGGCTGCCGGTGGTGGAGGACGTGAAAGGGATGCGTACCCGCGAGTATGCCATGAAAGCAAAGCTGTTCCGCAGTAGGTATGGGTTTGCCATACGGGAGGTGTAAAGCGTGAAACAACAAATCGCATTGAACGTAGACTGCATGGAGTATATGCGGACGCTTCCGGATAAGGCATTTGATCTTGCCATTGTAGACCCGCCATACAGGGACGAAAACAAAGCCCCGACAAAATGGATGCGGGACAGCATGAGTTGCAAAGGATTGTTTCTTGCAGGGGTTCCAACAGACGGGTATTTTGCGGAATTGGAAAGGTGTAGCAATTCTCAAATTATTTTCGGGGCAAATAATTTCGGACGTCCGTTCAAGGGGTTTATATCATGGGATAAAGGGGTTCGTGGTGCAGATAGGTATTCGCAGTGCGAGATTGCTTCGCTATCGGATAATCTATCAACGGTTTCGTTTGTTGCGGAAGTCCCAATTTATGGAAACTACAAAGGAAAAATTCACCCCACGCAAAAGCCCGTGGAGCTGTACGAGTGGATATTGACGCGCTTCGCAAGGAGGGGGGACAAAATCCTCGACACGCACCTCGGCAGCGGCTCAAGCCGTATTGCCGCGTATAACCTCGGCTTTGACTTCGTGGGCTGCGAGATTGACCGGGAATACTACGAAAAGCAGGAGCAACGATTTGCGGCCCACACGGCACAGGTAAGGATGTGGTGACAAATGGGTAAACAGCATTTGAGCAGGGACGACCGCATCTTTATGCGTGGCAAGCTGCAAGGCACACGGGAGAACATGGACATGGTGGCAATGGTGCTGATGGATAAATGCGGCTGGCACGTCCAGGAGGAGACAGCGGACAGCCGGGACACGCACAGCATTGCGTATCTGTATGAGTGCCTGGAGAAACTGGCGGAGGAGATAAACGAGGGCCGCATCAAGCGGAAGCACATCAAGGACGTGCTGAAGGACGAGTGCGGCGTTGTGTTTGGAGATTAGGAGGTGATTTAGGTGAAACATTTAGGCGATATTACGAAAATAAATGGGGCAGAGATTGAACCCGTTTGGTGTATTACAGGTGGTTCACCTTGTTAGACAGGATCTATCCATCGCCGGGAAACGCGCCGGTTTGGCGGGAGCGCGAAGCGGCCTGTTTATGGAGCAGGTACGCATCGTAAAAGAAATGAGGGAGGCGGACAAAAGGAATGGACGGACAGGTGACATGGTTAGACCTCGGTATCTCGTGTGGGAAAACGTGGTCGGAGCCTTTAGCAGCAACAAAGGAAAAGACTTCGCAGCCGTGCTCGAAGAGATCATCAAAATCGTCGAGCCGGAAGCCCCCGGTATTGAAGTGCCTGAAAAGGGCTGGCCTACCTGGGGGGGGTACCACGATGAGGTGGGAGGACGATGGAGCGTGGTGTGGCGAACTCACGACGCGCAACACTGGGGAGTGCCCCAACGCCGTCGTCGTATCTCGGTTGTCGCAGATTTTGGAGGAGACACCGCATCCGAAATACAATTTGACCCCAAAAGCGTGTCAGGGGATATTGCGGAGAGCGGAGAGGCGGGGGAAGGATTTGCCGAAGCTGCTGAAAGCGGTTTTAATCCGGCAGTCGCAAGGAGCCTCACCGCAAGAGCGGACGGAAGCCCCTGCGCCGACAGAGGCCCCAACATCGTATGCAGTCCGCATCAGGGGGGGCTGTGACGGCGGAGGAAAAGGCGCGTTAGTGCAGACGGAGAAAAGCGGAACGCTGGGCACGGGGAACGATCAGACGATTTTCTGCATGGCCACACAGCAGGGAGGTGCGGAACTGCGGACAGACGACCGAGCGCCCACACTGACCGCTGCGGCGGGCATGAGTGGGAACAACCAGCCGGTTGTATGCGCCGGTTTTAAGCTGGGTAACAGTGAAAAGGCGAGGAGCATCGGCTATCAAGAGGAACTGTCCCCTACATTGAACGCCGAGTGCGGCGGGAATAAGCCAGCTGTGGTTGCACCAGCGGTGGCGCTGGACATGACACACGCCTGTGACGTTATCCGCGAGTGCGGAGAGCAGGTCCCGGCGTTGCAGGCTCGAATGGGGACAGGCGGCAATCAAGTGCCGCTTACATACGGCATCGGCAACGGCCAAGCCAACGAAGCCGGCATTATGGCGGAGGAAGTCAGCCAAACGTTAAACACCATGCACGATGCTCAAGCAGTGATGTGTGAGGACGTGAGCCACGCGCTGCGGGCAAAGGCTAACTGCGCTTATCGAGAGGACGCGGAGACATACCTGGTGCAGAACATGGTAGTGCGCCGCCTTACGCCGCTGGAATGTACCCGCTTGCAGGGATACCCCGACGGATGGGTTGACATTGGCGACTGGACGGATGAGAAGGGCAAGAAACACAAGGACGCGGACAGCCCGAAGTACAAGGCGCTGGGCAACTCCATCGCCCTGCCATTCTGGGACTGGATGCTGCGGCGCATGGCGCGGTATCTGCCGGAGGGCGCGACGCTGGGGAGCTTGTTTGACGGAATAGGTGGGTTCCCGCTGTGCTTTGAGCGGATACACGGCAAAGGCACGGCGCGGTGGGCAAGCGAGATCGAGCCGTTCCCCATCGCGGTGACAAAAAGATGGTTTGGGGAGGAATGACATGACAAGAGATGAGATCGTGACCGCGCTGCGGTGCCATTGTGATGCAATAGAAACTGGGGCGTGCCCAAAGGATAAGTGCCCTTCGTTTGAAAGACCGGCGCGTTATAAATGCGCTGGTGTGGTTTGCGGGGAAGCCGCTGACCTGATCGAGAACCAGCAGCGGCACATAGAGGCACTGATGAAAGCCAACGACAGCCTGAAGGACGCCATTGCACGGCGGGATAAGCAGATAGAGGACATGAAGCAGGGCATGGCACAGCTGGCAAAGGCTGTGGCGGTGAAGGAGGAGGCGGAGTGATGGAACGACTGACAGAGCGACTTAGAACTGGTGAGGTTCTTATGGCATCAGATTACGAGGAGAAATACACGGAACAAGAGTGGATCTGTGTGCTGCAAGACCGCCTTGCCGCCTACGAGGACACGGGGCTGACGCCGGGAGACATCAAGGAATTGCTTGACATGGCTGTGTCGAAAACAGACAGGGTTTTGCGGCTTAAAGAAGAATTGCACACCATAAAGAACGAGCTATGCCAATACTGCGGGAAGTACAAACAAGCACACGAGGGCGCCTGTGACGGGTGCAAATGGAGGGAAATGTGATGGATGCTGTGAAGTTTGTAAAGGAATATCTGCGTATGTGCACAAAGGTTGATGAGTGCGAGGATTGCCCTGTATACAAGACTGACTTTTGTACTGTACCTGCTAAGGAGCGTTCACAGGAGAGCGCGGAGGAGATTGTCGAGCTGGTCGAGGAGTGGTCTGCTGCACACCCGTGCAAGACACGGCAGAGCGTGTTTTTGGAGCAGTATCCTCAGGCTGATATTGATAACACCGGGCTTTTGATCCTGTGCCCTAAGCGTATTTCTGCTGATATACGGGCTACCGCCGATTGTTTGCGCCAGGGGTGCTCCGATTGTCGCCGCGAGTTCTGGATGCAGGAGGTGGAGTGATGGATACGCCGTGGAAGGAGGAAAAGGCATGAGCAAGGCCGTGATGATAAGCATACGCCCAAAGTGGTGCGGGAAAATTTGCAGCGGGGAAAAGACCATTGAGGTGCGAAAGACCAGCCCGAAACTGGAAACGCCGTTCAAGTGCTACATCTACCGGACAAAAAGGACTGTTTCCCATATCATCAATGGGGAATGGGTACAGATGGAGGTTGGCGGAACGGTCATCGGGGAGTTTACCTGTGACCGGATTTACAAGATTGACAAGGACAGTACGGATTTTCTTTTTAAGGCCGGGGGACTATCCGTTTACAAGCAAGCTGCCGAAGAAAAGTGTGGCCTGTGTGTGGCTATGACAGACGATGAGTTGCACGGCTATCTTGGACACTGCCAGGGCTACGGTTGGCACATTTCCAACCTGAAAATCTACGATACGCCGAAGGAACTGAGCAAGTTTCCGCGCCCGTTTGAAAACTGCATAGACAAGGTGTGTGATGAATTTGGGTGTGCATCATGCGAAAATGGCGGTTATATCAAGCTCCCGCCCCAGAGCTGGTGCTATGTGGAGGAACAGAAATGAATGAACGACTGACGAAGCGCGACACCGATGGACAGGCAATGATGGACTGCCAGAAGTGCGAAGCGGATTGGACAGGTAAGCATGGTAAGCCGATGGCTGACTGCACCGCGCTGTACTGCCGCAATCGACTCAAGGATCTCCTCGCCGCCTACGAGGACACGGGGATGACGCCGGAGGAAATCGACATGGATCACGAAGCCGCAGAGACGCTTCGCCAACTGTGCCGAGGCTGCAATCTTGACCGGTTGGAGAAACTGGCCGAGGCCGACAAGGACGGTCGGATTGTGGTGCTACCGTGCAAGGTGGGCGATACGGTGTATCGGTTGCAATACATTGAGCAAACGCCTGGACGATTTGTCGTGGGAGTTGCAGAGATAAAGTTTGCTCTTCTTTGGCTTGAAGAGTTCGGCGAGACCGTTTTCCTCACCCGCGAGGAGGCGGAAGCGGCATTGGAGGCGATGAAGAATGACTGAGTTAAAACCATGCCCGTTTTGTGGCGGAGAAGCAATACTTGAAACAGTAGATGGCAACAGCCCAGAAGAGTGCTATATATACTGTCCAGAGTGTGATTTTGAAAGTGGCGTATATAGCGAACCCAAATTTATCGTCGAAAAGTGGAACAGGAGGGCTGACAATGGCTGAATACATTGACAGGGAAGCGTTACGCAAAGTTTTAGAGAATTGGCGGGATGCTCATGCGGATGTTGATGACGAACAAGGCTGTGGGCTGCTTGAAGATGTGATATGGGAGGTAGACGCACAGCCTGCCGCTGACGTGGCCCCGGTGGTGCATGGCAAGTGGATAGTCCGATTTGACGGCCCGTATAAGCGTCGTAGATGCTATTGTTCGCATTGCGGCAAACATAACGGGGTAGGTGGCATAGCTCAAAACCAAGAGAAGCCGTACTGCCCCAATTGTGGAGCGAAGATGGACGGAGGTGACAACGATGAAACTAACGGAAATGTTTAACATCTGTGATAGTTGCGTGTATGCTCCTTGCTTTTGCGGTAACGAGCCGGAAAACTGTATCGCTTATGTGCAGAAAACGGGAGGTGACAACGATGCGGCTGATTGATGCAGATAATGTAAGAGATTTGTTTGACACAGAATTTAAGGAGACACGGAAGTTAATTTTGGCAGGGGAAACGCATTTGGATAATTTGGCAGAAGGCTTCACAGAAGCTGGCCGAGTGATACGGGCAATGCCCACCGTAGACGCAGAGGTTGTGGTGCGGTGCAAAGACTGCTATCAATCAGTGGTGATCGGGGAGGTTCTGCACTGCACCTATTGGAGCAAGGACACGGACGAAAACGGATATTGCCACGAGGGAGGATAAGCCAATGGCTGAATACATTGATCGAGCAGCGGCAGTAAAATCTGTTTTGCGGATGCGTAGACCGGAGAACAGCGTGGCTCAAAATAGGATGCTATCGATTATCCAGATGGATATGTTGAAACTTCCCGCCGCTGATGTTGTCCCGGTAGTGCGGTGTAAGGGGTGTATGCACTACGACATGGGCGTATGCCTGAAAATCTACTCGGACGGAAACGCACATCCAGAGGCGTGGCAGAAGCGCAAGCCGGAGGACTTCTGCGCCTACGGAGAGAGAAAGGACGGGGCAGATGCAGAAGGGTGACACGATCAAGGCGCGGTTTATGACGCTGCCGAGCGAGTACCCCGGCTCCGGTGCCAACGATGAAAAGCGGTTCCCCATCCGAAAGGGCACGGTGGTGTACGTGCATCCGAAGGGGCGGTACATCGTGGCGGAGTGCGGCGGGGTGCGGGAGACATTCTTCCCAGAGGAGGTGCTGACATGAGCGAATTCCCGGAACGGCTGAGAAAGCTGCGGGAGAGAAAGAGACTGAAGCGGTATGTACTGTCGGAGCGCTGCGGGCTGAATTCGGATGCTATACGCCGGTATGAACTGGGCACGGCGAAGCCGACGATGGATGCGCTGAAGAGCATAGCGGATGAATTCGGCGTGTCGGTGGACTATCTGATGGGCAGGACGGACTATCCCTGCGTGGTAGATGTTGCCGAAAAATAATTTTTGAAAATTCCACTTAAAAGTGGAAAAATTGAAAAAACGCACTTTATCATGGGAGATGCAGGGGCGAACTCTGCATCTCCATTCTTTTTCTTTTCCCCCTTCTTTACCTGATGGGCGGGGCTTCGGCTCCGCCCGGAGGGAGCAATATGCGGCATAGGTGCCCCGTAAGGGGAGACCACAGCGAGTGACGGGGACTTTCCCTGAAGCGCTAAAGCAGGGCAGGACTGCAATGCCGCCCAAACAATGCGCTGGCAGACCGCTGTATGGGATGCGTCCCAAATAGTCTGCTTACTTCGAATAGGACTTCCCGCACCTCTTAGCAATGTGTCCCAAAGAAGACGTTATATTCAGGTGAGGCGAAAGCCGGGTACAGACGTGCCAATGACAAAGGCCAGTGGTGGGAGGCCGGTGCGTCAGACAAAGGAGGCCACATGGAAGTAAAAAACAAGCGGCTGGCGGATATTATGCCGTATGCTGCAAATGCCAAGAAGCACGACAGACGGCAAATCAACAATGTGGCCGAAAGCATTAAACAGTACGGGTTCGTGCAGCCGATTGTGATTGACCGAGAGGGTGTTATTGTCATCGGCCACTGCCGCGCTATGGCGGCAAAGAAGCTGGGCATGGAAGAAGTGCCTTGCGTCTGCGTGGACGATCTGACACCGGAGCAGGTGAACGCCCTGCGTCTGGTGGATAACAAGAGCAACGAGAGCGATTGGGACTTTGACCTGCTGGCTGATGAACTGCCTGGTCTTGACCTGACGGCGTTTGACTTTGATTGGGGGCTGCGCGATGAACTCGACACATCAGTTGTAGAGGACAACTACGATCCTGTTTTACCGGCAGAGCCGAAGAGTAAACTTGGCGATGTGTACCAGCTTGGAGATCATCGCCTTATGTGCGGGGATAGTACGTCCTTGGCGGATGTACAAAAGCTCGTGGGGGGGGGCACAAATGGATTTGCTGCTCACAGACCCTCCGTACAATGTGGACTATCAGGGCACCGCCGGGAAGATTAAGAACGACAATATGGAGGATACGGCATTTAGACGGTTTCTTACGGATGCATTCTCCAATGCGGCGATGGTTATGAAACCAGGTGCACCGTTCTACATCTGGCACGCAGACAGCGAGGGGTATAACTTCCGAGGCGCGTGCAGAGATGCGATGCTGCGTGTCCGGCAGTGCCTGATCTGGGTGAAGAACTCCCTTGTGATAGGGAGACAGGATTTCCAGTGGAAACATGAGCCTTGCCTGTATGGTGAGAGCGAGATTGAAGAGGAAGCGCACGAACCTTGCCTGTACGGATGGACGGAAGGGAAGAAGCATTATTTCTTCAAGAACCGCAGGCAGACAACTGTGTTGAATTTTGATAAGCCTGTCAAATCTGCGGAGCACCCGACGATGAAGCCGATTAAGCTGTTTGATTACCAGATGCAGTGCTCCAGTAAGCCGGGTGAGAATGTGCTTGACCTGTTCGCCGGGTCCGGCACAACGATTATGGCAGCGGAGCAGAATGGCAGACACGCTTTCTGCATGGAGTATGATCCGAAGTATGCCGATGTCATTGTTGACCGGTGGGAGAAGTTTACGGGGAAGAAAGCGGTGTTGCTGAATGACGATTGAAGAAGCACAGGCGATTATTGCCAAAACCAGCAGCCCGTATTTGAAGCGGGACATGGAGAAGTTTATTAAACGCCAACGCAGAAAGGAGGGCGTGTATGGCAAGAACAGGACGTCCTCGGAAAGAGATAAACGAGAAGCTGTTTGAAAACCTATGCGCTATCCAGTGCACAGAGAAAGAGATATGCTCAGTGCTGGAATGCTGCGAGGACACATTGAACGCTTGGTGCAAGAGAACGTATAAAATGACTTTCTCGGACGCATATAAAAACAAGAGCCAGCTTGGGAAATCAAGCCTGCGGCGGGCGCAGTTCAGGTTGGCTGAAAAGAACGCGACAATGGCGATCTGGCTTGGCAAGCAGTACCTCGACCAGAAGGATATTGTGGAGCAGAACATCAACACAGATGGCGTTAAGGTAATAATTGATGTCTGACATCCGCCTGTCTGAAAAAATCGGCTCTGCGTTCTACGACGTGGCGCATGACGTGTTCCACCACGGACACACGCACTACGATTTCAGCGGTGGGCGCGGATCACTTAAGTCCTCCACGGTGTCTGTACTCGTCCCCCTGCTGCTGATAAACAACCCGGGTACACACGCGCTGGTGCTGCGTAAGGTGGCAAATACCATCCGTGACAGCGTGTACGCGCAGTATATCTGGGCAATCGGTGAGCTGGGTATGGCGGCGTATTGGGAAGCAAAGGTTTCCCCGATGGAGCTGATCTACAAGCCTACCGGGCAGAAAATCATGTTCCGGGGCGCTGATGACCCGATGAAGATCAAGTCTATCAAGGTGCCGTTTGGCTACATTGCCGTGACGCACTTTGAAGAAAAAGACCAGTTTGCCGGTCGTGCCGAGATACGAACGATTTTACAGTCCACAATGCGTGGCGGCTCAAAGTATTGGAATTTTGAAAGCTACAACCCGCCGATAAGCCGCGATAACTGGGCGAACAAGGACAGCCTGGAAGAACGCACAGACAGGCTGTGCCACAAGTCAACGTACTTGCAAGCCCCGCCGGAGTGGCTGGGTGAGCAGTTTCTGGCAGAGGCGGAACATCTCAAGGCCACGGACGAGAGAGCGTACCAGCACGAGTATTTAGGTATTCCTGTGGGTACGGGCGGCAACGTGTTTGACAACCTTGAGCTGCGGGAGATCACCGACGAGGAAATGTCGCATTTCGACCACATCTACCAAGGCGTGGACTATGGGTGGTTTCCTGACCCCTTTGCTTTTATCCGTTTGCACTACGACCGTGCGAGGGAAACTATTTACCTGATGGACGAGATATACCAAAACAAGCTCACGAACGAGGCAAGCGGCAACATCATCATTCAGCGTGGATATAAAGACGCATATATTACCTGCGACAGCGCGGAACCCAAAAGCGTGGCAGACTATCGCGCTATGGGCCTGCCGGCAAAAGCGGCGGTCAAAGGCCCTGGCTCTGTTGACTACGGTATGAAGTGGTTGCAGCGGCGCAAGATCGTCATTGACCGGAAACGCACACCAAACGCATACAACGAGTTCGTAAATTACGAATACGACCGAAACAAAGACGGAGATATTATCAGCGGCTACCCGGATGAGAATAACCACTTGATAGATGCCACCCGGTACGCCGTTGAGCGCATTTCCCGTCGGATGGGAGTTATTGCATGAGTAACGCGGTTATCATCAAACTGAATGAGCTGGGCTATACCACCATCCCGGACAGCTTCTACAGCAAAGTGTATGAGTGGAAAAGCTGGTATCAGGGTGACGTAAAAGGTTTCCACAACTACACTGTGCAGAACGGTGAGAGACAGGTGAAGTGTAGGCGTTACTCCCTTGGCATGGGGAAAAAGCTGTGCGAGGATTGGGCTAATCTCTTGATGAACGAGAAAGTCCAAATCACACTTGAGGGTCAGAAAGAGCAAGACTTTATTGACCTGGTGCTGACGGAAAACAACTTCACCGTAAAGGCGAACGAGATGCAAGAGATGAAGTCCGCATTGGGCACTGTGGCCTATGTTCCGCGCGTCATTGGGCAGGAGATCAGCGAAAGCGGGGATATTGTACCAGGCAACGCATCCGGTATCGTGCTGGACTATGTGACCATCGAGAACATTTACCCACTGTCCTGGCAGAATGGATATATCAGCGAGTGCGCGTTTTCTTCCGAAGTCACGCGGGGAGGAAAAGATTATCTGTACTTGCAGATACACCGGCGTGAGGACAATGGCAACTATGTCATTGAGAACCGCATCTATCGGTATGACAATGAGCAGCTGGCTGATGAACAGCTTGTTAATGTCAAGGGATTTGAAAATATCCCGCCTGTGGTGCACACGGGTAGCGACAAGCGGCAGTTTGTCATTGACCGGCCCAACATCGCAAACAACGTCAACTATCTGCTTCCGACAGGTATCGCAATCTACGCCAATGCTATCGACGTATTGCAGGGCGTGGATATTGCCTATGACAGCTACGTTAACGAGTTCAAACTTGGCAAAAAGCGCATCATGGTCAAGCCGTCTGCGGCGCAGTATCTTGACGGCACCCCTGCTTTTGACCCTGACGATGTGGTGTTTTACGTCATGCCGGAGGATACAGAAGACGGCGCAGTTGTAACGCCCATTGACATGACGCTGCGGACGGCGGAGCACAACACCGGAATTCAGGATCAGCTCAATATCCTTTCCAGCAAGTGCGGCTTCGGTGAGACCTATTACCGCTTTGACGGTGGCAGCGTAGCAACTGCAACACAGGTCATCAGCGAGAACTCCACCATGTTCCGCACCATTAAGAAACACGAAATTGTGCTGGAGCAGGCGCTGGTGGAGCTGTGCCGCATCCTGCTTCGGCTGGGCAACACAGCCATGAACGCTGGGCTGAATGAAGATGTGGAGATTTCCATCGACTTCGATGACAGCATCATTGAGGACAAGCAAACCGACTTTTCCCGTGATATGCAGCTTCTCAACGCAGGTATCATGAACGATTGGGAGTTCCGCATGAAGTGGATGAACGAGGACGAGGCGACCGCAAAAGCGGCGCTTCCGAAAATGCAGAACATGACCACGGAGTAGCAACAGGAGGTGGAGTAATGGGCTATGGAGAAAACCCCGGTACTTTTTGGGTAAACATTGGCACAGATGAAAACCCTAATTGGGTAGTTTTGGGCTATGTAAGATGAGCAAGTATCCATTCTCCCCTGAACTGCTGGATGCCATGCCGGAAGAACTGGCAGAGCTGTACCGTGGGCTTGAGGACGCACTTCTGATGGAGATATGCTCCCGGCTGAAGCTGCGGGACGAACTGAATGAGGTAACGGTGCAGGACATCAAGGCGCTACGGTCACACGGCATCGATCTGAAAGAGATTGAGAAAGCCATACGCCAGACTACCGGCATCAGCGAGAAAAAGCTGAACGAGCTGATAGACGATGTGGTGGAGCGCAACCAAAAGTATTACACCGAGGTCATAGACCTTGCCCGTGTAACACAGCCTGACGTTCTGGTGGATGCAACCACCATTGACGCCATCAAACGGCAGACGCAGGATGCGTTCCGCAACATCACCGCTTCGATGGGGTTTTTGGTAGACGCAGGGCGGACGATGCTGCCCCCCGCAAAGGCGTACCAGTGGGCTTTAGATGCCGCTACGTTGAAAGTAGAAAGCGGGGCTATCTCTTATGGGCAAGCCATCAAAGACGCCGTTAGGGAGCTTGCAAGCGGTGGCCTGCGGGTGGTGGACTATGAGAGCGGACACCGTGACCATGTAGACGTATCTGCCCGCCGTGCAGTAATGACAGGTGTATCGCAGTTGTGCAGTAAGTACACGGAGCAATCGGCGGAATACTTGGAAACGCCGTATTATGAAGTGTCTGCCCACGCCGGGGCGCGTGATGTACCAGGGCGGTCGCCGTGGGCATCGCACAAGGAGTGGCAAGGCAAAGTGTATTCCACCCGCAGCGGCGACATCTACCCGAATATCTACGAGGTGTGCGGGCTGGGGGCTGTGGATGGTCTGGAAGGAGCCAACTGCCGCCACCGCCGCAATGTTTGGGTTGAGGGCGTAAGCGAACGCACATACACTGACGAACATCTTGAGCATATCGACGATGGGTTGGGCTGTACGTTTGAGGGCAAGACCTATACGGCATACGAGGCCACGCAGGAGCAGCGAAAGGTGGAGCGCACCATACGCAAGCTCAAGCGTGAAAAAACAGCGTACAACGCCGCAGGGCTGACAGACGAGGAACAAGCAGTGAATATCAAACTACGACGCCTGAACGCAAAGTACAAGGCGTTCAGCAAGGCGGCGGGGCTGCCGGAGCAGCGGGAAAGGATGAAGGTGCTGTATTGATCGACAACGAAGCCATACAGGCTATCGAAGCCATCTTGAAGCGCGGCAACAACGCAGAAGTGCGGCGAAAGGGCGACGGCGTTATCGTGCTGGAAGTCCAAAAGAAAATCAAATATCAATCCCCGGTGTAATCGGGCACCGGGAAGGGCAATAGGAGCCAACTGCTGACAGTTTATCAGTGGTTGGCTTTTGTTTTTCAGTAAAAACCGCTGATGCGGATTTTATACAAAAATTGGCTATCTGCAAGCCTAAAAGTGCAGGCGGGGCGGTCACGGCAACGACCTAAAAAGCCTATCCCGTAAGGAGTTGAACATGAAGAAAGAAGAGCTGTTGAACATCGGCCTGACGGAAGAGCAGGCGGACAAGGTCTTTGCCATGAACGGCAAGGACATCGAGAAGCACAAGAAAGCCGCAGAGGACGCAAAGGCGGACAAGGACGCGCTGGAGCAGCAGGTCGCAGACCGGGATAAGGACATCGCGGAACTGAAAAAGACCAGCGGTGACGCTGCCAAAATCCAGGAAAAGCTGGACGAGCTGCAGGGCAAGTACGACAAGGAAACCGAAGCGTACAAAGCACAGCTTGCACAGCGGGATTATCAGACCGCCATTGACAAGGCGATTGCCGACAGCGGCGTGAAGTTTTCCTCCAAGTCTGCGGAAAAGGCTTTCCGCGCGGGTATCGGAGACAGCAAGCTCGAAATGAAGGACGGCGCTTTGGACGGGTTCGACAAGTACCTGGAAAAGGCAAAGTCCGAGGATCCCAGCGCATTTGTAAGGGCTGGCGCTCGTGTTGACACGCAGGGTTCGCTTGAGGGCGGCACTCGTGAAACAAAGCCCACGTCTTTGCTGGGTGCGCTCCACGAAAAATACGACAAGTAAAGGAGACAATGACACATGGCTATTACTCTTGCTGAAGCTAAGGTCGGCATGGCCGACAAGGTCGACCAGATGATCGTCGACGAATTTCGCCGCAGTTCTCTGCTGCTGGATAGACTGGTGTTTGATAACGCCATCTCTCCGGGCACTGGTGGTTCCACCCTGACCTACGGTTACATTCAGCTGAACACCCCCTCCACCGCCGCTGTTCGTGCGATCAACAGCGAGTACACCGCCAACGAAGCCAAGCGCGTTGAGAAGACCGCAAAGGCCATCATCATGGGCGGTTCCTTCTCCGTTGACCGTGTGCTGCAGAACACCTCCGGCGCTGTGGATGAGCTGGCGTTCCAGGCGCAGCAGAAGATCAAGGCGACCAGCAACTACTTCCATAACCTGGTCATCAACGGCACCTCCGCCGCTACCGGCGCTGGTTATGTGACCGGCACCTTCGACGGTCTGAAGAAGCTGCTGTCCGGCACTTCTACGGAGCTGTCCTCCGGCATCAACCTGTCCACCTCTGCTCTGCTGGATAGCAACGCCAACGCGTTCATTGACCAGCTGGATCAACTGGTGCACACCATCGACGGTGACACCACCATGCTGATGATGAACGGCGATATGCTGATGAAGGTTCGTTCCTGCGCACGCCGTGCTGGTTACTACGAGCGTACAAAGAACGACTTTGGCCAGGTGGTGGAGACCTTTGCCGGTATCCCCCTGATGGACATGGGCAAGTACTACAACGGCACTTCTTCTGTGGACGTTATAGGCACTTCTGCCGCTACCGCTGCCGCCGACGGCACCACCAGCATCTACGCGGTGAGTATCGGTCTGGACGGCTTCCACGGCATTTCCCCCACCGGCAACAGCGTCATTTCCAGCTATATGCCCGACATGAACGCGCCCGGTGCGGTAAAGACTGGCGAGGTCGAGCTGGTGGCAGGCGTGGTGCTGAAGAACACCCTCAAGGCCGCTGTGCTGGATAATATCATCCTGTCCCCCAAGACCGGCAGCTGATTTGAAAGGAGCTGGCTCACATGACATACGCTGATTACGACTATTACTCCGGGACCTATTTGGGCACCGTGAGCGAGGGAGATTTTCCGCGTCTGGCTGTCCGGGCCAGCTCCTTCCTCGATTACTACACGCAGAACCGGGCAAAAGATAACGCTGATATGGACGCTGTAAAAATGTGCTGCTGTGCACTTGTGGACAAGTATCAGCTGATCGAAGCCGCGCAGCAGCTTGCCGCAACCAAACTGACGAACGCGGCGACCGGCGATGACGTGAAAAGCGAAACGGTAGGCGGGTACTCCCGGACGCTTGCCAGCGGCGGTGAAGCTGCCGCGTCTGCGCTGAGTGCAACAGACGGTGCGAAAAAACTGCTGGCGGCAACCTGTAACGAGTATCTGGCGCATACCGGCCTGCTGTATCGGGGAGGGGGGTGCTGTGGTTGTACGCGCCCCACACTATAACGGTCTACAACGCCGTGCAGGAGACTGACCCTGCGACTTTTGAGGAAACCACAAAACTGTATGTGACCATCCTGCGCGGCGTTATGCTGCAAGCCAGCAAAGCTGTCAACGTGCGTGAAAGCGGACTTGAGAGCGCGGACGCGGTAAACCTGTACATTCCGTTTTCCGTGAAAGCGGTGGACGGCACGACAGGCAAGGCCAAAACTTACGCGCCCCCGCAGGCGTTTCTTGCGGCGGCAAACAAGTCTGGGCTGTGGACGCTGTCGGTCAACGGTAACGGCGGGCTGACTTTCTTTGTGAAAGGCGAGTTTGTCACAGACAAAGAGGACGTGGCTATGGCACAGGACGGCTGCTACAACGTGACCAAAGTGGACGAGAAAGATTTTGGCAGCGTGGACATGAGACACTGGGAAGTCGGAGGGGCATGAGATGTCGCTCAAGTTCTCTGTTGACGTGTCCGGCATGGACGAGGTAAAGCGGCAGCTTGCAAGGGCCTGTGGCCGCGCTGAAAGCGTTTTAGCGCAACAGGTGATGAAAGATACCATCCCCTTTGTTCCTGCGCTTACAGGGTCTCTGACGCAGAGAACGCGGGTGGTAGGCAACGAGGTCATTTACCCCGGCCCATATGCCCGGTTCCTGTACTACGGAAAAGTGATGGTAGACCCGGCGACCGGCAGCACATACGCCCCAAAGGGCGGGCACAAGGTGGTCACAGACCGAAATCTTGTATTCAACACAACAATGCATCCGCAGGCACAGGCACATTGGTTTGACGCTTCCAAAGCGCAGAACATGGAGAAGTGGGTGCGGGTGGCAGATAAGGCGGTGAAGAAATTTGGAAAAGATTAAAAAGGCCGTGTCAGCGGCGGAAGAAGATCAGGTATCGCGCAAGCTGCTTGTGTGGCTGAATACATACCCGGAGCTGCCAGTCGACCTTATCCGCTTTGAGTTTCTTCCCGCCGACACTTCCGCTATGGCGATGTCGACCATTCAGGCGGCTTACATCGTGCGGAAGTATATCACCGGCGGCTATGTGGCGGAGTATCAGTTCAAGATAATCTACCGCGTGAAGCCGGGGAACAGCAACGACAAACGGCTCAAGGCTGACGAACTGTTGAACGCTATCGGGGATTGGGCAAATGGTCAGAAGCCCGACATCGGAGATGACAAGCGCGTTATCAGCATGGAGCCAACCACGCGATCTTCCCTGTTTGCCATGTATGAAAACGGGGACGAAGATCACCAAATCCTTATGAAACTGAATTACGAGGTGAATGTATAATGGCAGATTTGGAATTTAACACCACGGTGGGCCAGACCATTGACCGCGAACTGCTCATTGCGTACCTGAACACCGGCACCGCATCCGCGCCTGTGTGGAGTGCTATCGGTAAGCGCGTTGAGGACAGCAGCGAGGAAATGGATTGGAGCACCGACACCAAGCAGGACATTCTGGGCCACACCTTTACCACCATGAAGAAGCCTACCATCACGCAGACCTTTGATCCCATTCCCTTGGATGCGGGCGACGCTGCGGCGGTGAAGATGTGGAACCTGGCCGTCAAAGACCAGGACGCCCAGGCGCTGGCAAATCAGGACATGATGATCGGCCACTTCTACGCCACCAGCGGCGAGGCGATGTTTGCGGAGCGCTACGACGCTTGCGCTATTGCCATTACCGGCATCGGCGGCGAGGGCGGCGGCACCCTGAATATCACCAGCGAGATCACCTATGGCGGCACCCGCACGGTGGGCACTGTGAAGAAGGGCAGCAGCGGCGCTATTGAGTTTACTGCTGCTGCCTAAATAAAGGGGCGGGCAACCGCCCCTGTTTTGGAGGGAACACATGAAGGAATTGACAATCACCACCGGCATACAGGAATACCACCTGAATGACAAATGCACGGTGTATTTTAATCCCAGCGATCCGGCGTTTGCAGACAAGCTTTACACAGCGTTTGACGCGCTGAAAAAGAAGCAGGATGCGCGAGACGATAACGTAGAAAAAATGAGCGCCCGCGAAATGTTTGACTGGCTCCGAAATATGGACGCCGAAATGCGCGAGACTATTGACGGGGTGTTTGAGCAGCCGGTGTGTGAGCCGCTGTTTAGCAACGTGAGCGTTTACGCTATCGCGGACGGTGCGCCGCTGTGGATGAACCTGATGGTTGCCATCATGGACGAGCTGGACGAGGGGATTAAGCGGGAAAAGGCTTTTCACAGTGAGAAGCTTGCAAAGTATACGGCCAAATACCACAGATGATGTACGACCTTCCGACGAGCCTTGAGGTGTGTGGAACGGAATACCCAATAGAAACGGACTTTCGCGTGATACTGGACATATTCTCGGTGCTGTCTGCTGTTGAACTAACGAGCGAAGAAAAGTGCATCGGCGTGTTGGGAATGTTTTACCCCGGTTTTTTTGCTATGCCTTGGGAGCACACGGAAGAAGCGATAAAACAGTGCTTTTGGTTTATCAACGGCGGGAATGAGGAAACGCAAAAAAAATCAACCAAGTTGATGGATTGGGAACAGGACTTCCGACTGCTCATCGCCCCCATCAACCGCATAGCGGGGCAGGAAGTGCGGGCGCTGCCGTATATGCACTGGTGGACGTTCCTTTCGTACTACGGTGAAATCGGCGATTGCTACTTCGCGCAGATTGTGCGTATACGCGATCTGAAAGCAAAAGGCAAGCTGAAAGACAAAGCCGACAGGGAGTTTTACCGCAGAAACCGCGACGCTATCGACATCAAGCGGAGGTACTCGAAAACTGAGGAAGAAATCATTAAAGGCTGGACGTAAAAAAGCCGCCCCGGAGGGCGGCTGCGTAGCGGTCATTGATTTGCAATAAATGTAATGTCGTTTCCAGACCAAAAATCCGGGGTAAATCTGATTTCAAGCGTTTTCCAATCTGCTGGGACTTCGTAGCCTATTACGCCGGACATCTTTTTCCCTGATGCAACAGTACCGTCCAGCTGACCTTTGTCTGCGGCCAACGTTCCGGTCATGCTCATGTTTGTGGAGTAGTCATCGACATACGCTTCAAAGGACATTATAGAGCTTATGGAAATATCTTTGCTGGATTTGTTTTCAATGGCAAATTCGCAAAATAGAAACACGTTGCCGCTGTCTGGTGTGTAAAAACCTTCTCCGCTTGATTGGGTGCAAGACACAAATGTGACTTCAATGTCTTTAAGGGAGACAACGTCACCAACTGCAAATTCCGTTTTCTGCGGAGCAGTTGATCCGTTTCCGCCTTTTGCATCTGTATCCCCCACCTTTTCTGGGGAATTCCCACCAAGCGCAGTGCCAATAATGCCGATAGCAATAAACACAGCTATAACGATCAGCACGACCGGCTTTTTCTGTTTGGCCCCGCAGGCGGGGCATACTTTCGCGGATTTTGCAATATCTGCACCACAGGTCTTACACTTAGTCATTTTATCCATTTTCTTCCACCCTCCAAGAAGTTTTTTGTGGTTTGTTTATAGTACCACATAAATACCATAAAAGCAAGTAGGTGATTATATGGCAAACGCGGACGGCTCCGTTATCATCAAGGCCGAAATTGACGATAAGCAGGCGCAGAAAGAACTCAATGCGCTGGAAAAGAAAATAGAAGCGCTACAGGAAAAGCTCACCAACAAAAAATCCGCGCGAGATACTTTGTTTAACCAAGCCAACAACTTAGGCGCACAGCTTGACGAAGCAAAGGCAAAACTGGCGCAGATGAAGGGCGGCGGCGAGTTCTTCACCAGTGATGCTATTAAGCAGCAGGAGGCCGCTGTAGCGTCTATGGAAAAAGAATGGAACGCCATGAATGACAAACTGGACAAACAGAATGCCGCTATTCGCGAGGGCGAAGCGGAGCTTGACCGAATGAAAGCAAAGGCCGGTGAGTTAGGTAAGCAGCTGGGCAATACCGGCAAGAACGCAGGAAAGATACAAGAAGGGTTAGACAAAGCATCCCAAGGCATGGAGGCGTTTACAAAGCGCGTAAAAATGCTGGCAAAGCGGGCGCTGGTGTTTACCATCATTGCCCGTGCGTTGGCGGCCATCCGGGATTGGCTGGCGGACGTGGTGGCCGTAAACGGCGAAGCACGAGACGCTATTGCGCAGCTCAAGGGTGCGCTGCTGACGCTGGCACAGCCGCTTGTGCAGATCATTATCCCGGCGTTTACAGCGCTGGTTAAGGTACTAGCTACGGTGGTTTCGTTTATCGCAAATATTGTATCCGCCCTATTTGGAACAACGGCAAAAGAAAGCGCCAATGCGGCAAAGTCCCTGAACGACCAGAAGAACGCATATAAAGGCGTGGGCGGAGCGGCAAAGTCTGCCAGTAAACAGCTTGCGTCGTTTGATGAGATCAACAAGTTAAGCGGAGAAGGTGGCGGCGGATCCGGTATTATTCTACCTGATTTCAGCACGGCGGCAAATTTTGCATTTCTTGATAAAATCGCGGACAAGCTCAAGAAGATCGGGCAGGACATTGTAAACCTGTTTAAAGACGTCACCGGGTTTATCGGAAATGTATTTTCCGGCGATTGGGGCGCGGCGCTGGACAACATCATCAACTTTGTAAACCACGCCCGTATTTTGCTGGCCGATTTGCTGGACTTTGTGGGGTATATCTTTGGAGCGATCATAGACACCATCATAGAAAAGTGCGGCCTTGCCGGTACTCCGGTAGGAGATATGTTGACCGGTATCAAGGACATTGTGCAGGGCGCGCTGGGCCTTATTTCCGGCATCCTTACGTTTGACTTGGAGAAAATGAAGCAGGCTGTCATTCAAATGCTTACCGGCGTAAAGACATTTGTGCTGGGCGTTTTTGACTGGTTTAAGCTTGGGCTGACAAGCTTGCTTGATTGGCTGGACGAAAGCACAAACGGTAGGTTCCATGAGTTGATCGAGCTGGCTAAAACTTACGTCAATGACGTAGTCGAGGGCATGAAACAGATTTTCAGCGGTCTTATTGAATTCCTGACCGGCGTGTTTACGCTGGACTGGAAAAAGGCGTGGGAAGGTATCAAAGAGATTTTCCGGGGTATCTGGAATACCATCGTAGGCGTTTTTGAGGCGGCTGTAAACCTCATCATCAAGGGTATCAACTGGCTTATTGACCAGCTGAACAAGATACACTTTGAGATCCCGGATTGGGTTCCTGGTATCGGCGGTAAATCTTTCGGCATCAATATTTCCCATGTAAACGAGCTTAAAATCCCACGTCTGGCGCAGGGCGCGGTCATTCCTCCGAACCGGGAGTTTATGGCAGTGCTTGGCGATCAGAAATCCGGGACGAACATTGAAACGCCCCTTGCTACGATGGTGCAGGCGTTCAAACAGGCTCTTGCTGAAAGCGGCTACGGCGGCAGCAATGAAGCCGTGTTGGTGCTGGACAAGGACGTGCTGGGCAAGGTCGTGTACCGGTTGAACAAGGCGGAGGGTACGCGCATCGGCGTAAATCTGTCGGAGGTGCAGGGATGAACTACATCAAACTGAACGGCATCTCATTTGACGCTGACGTTGCCATCTCCAAGTACAACCGAAACTTTAACGTACTGGACGGCGAAAACGCAGGGCGCGTAATGACGGGCCGCATGGTGCGTGACATCATCGGAACATACCTGGGCCACAAGCTGACGGTTTTTCGGCGCGGCGACAACTACAAGGGACTGGACGATTTCTGGGACTACCTGTACAAACACAGCGTGGATGACTCCGTTATGCTGGAAGCGGCAGACGGCCAGACCACCATTGCTTATGAAGCGTATTACACCAGCGCGTCGCAGGACTTGGAGAAGGGCGAGGGAGGCGTAAACTATTGGGGCGAGATCGAAGTGAACTTCGTCCCGATGGACGCGCAGCTCCGCCCCTAAGAGGTGGCCTATGTCGAAAACGACTATTCTGTACAAGGACATAGCCCCAGGCGCAGCGGATGACGCAACTGTGACCGCCACCGGCGGCACAGGAAACCTCGCCCAAATCCCGCACGGCGCAGCTCCTGGTAAGCTTATTACGCTGGAACGGAGCCGCTGGGTGCTGGACGGCACCTTTGATGGCGTGTACGCGGAGGACAAGGTAGGCTTTTGGTCTACGGAGGTTTCCGGGGACAGCGGAGAGTTTACCAACCCGCCCAAAATCACCATGACGTTTACACAGCAGTATTCCAGCATGGGCATTCAGCTCACCTTTGACGAGGACACAGGAGAGTATTGCAGCGAGGTAGAAATTTCGTGGTATCAGGGCGCGGTGCTGCGGCGGGCGCAGTCGTTCCAGCCTGACAACGCGGTGTACTTCTGCGATTGTAGGGTAGAGAGCTTTGACAAGGTGGAGGTCACGCTGAAAAAGACCGTAGTCCCCCATCGGCGGGCGCGTGTTAATGAGATCGTGCTGGGCGTGGTGCGTAAATTCGGGATGAACGAAATACGTAACGCATCCATCGTAAACCAGGCGAACGAAGCCACCGTAGAGCTTCCGGTGTCCACGCTAAACTGGACGCTGGACAGCTTGAAAGACGTGGACTATCTGTTCCAGCTGAAACAGCCGGTGGAGGTGTGGAACGACAACCGGCATCTGGGGACATACTACATTAACAACTCGTCACGCACGTCCGCAAACGTGTATGTGATAGAGTGCCAGGACGCGCTTGGAGTGCTTGAATACACGCCGTTCAGCGGAGGGGCATACCTTGATGGGGTGAGTGCGAAAACGCTCTTAGAAGCGCTTGCAAAGCCCTTTGATGTGGAGTATGCGAGCGATGTGGAGGACACAACGCTGAAAGGCGTACTTGTTAAGGGCACCAACCGAAGCGCTATCCAGCAGGTCATATTTGCATGGGGCGTGTGTCTGGCAACAGACGGCGGGAACAAGCTTCGGGTATTCAACCAGCCCACAAAGCCTATTCTTATTCCACGCGGGCGGACGTTCGTCGGATCTTCCGTTACAACCGGCGCGGTGGTCACAAAAGTAAACGTGACGGCGCACAGCTATGTAGAAGCCAGCAACGGCAACGTGACCATCAATGGGGTTAAGTACAAAGACACCCGTACGGTGTACAGTGCCATCAACCCCAACGTGACCGCATCCGACCGGGAGAACGTAAAGGAAGTCACGGCGGCAACTCTTGTATCTGATGAGATTGGACAGGCAGTGGCGGACCGGCTGTACAAGTATTATTCGCTGCGTGACACGAACACGGCGACCGTGGTATACGGTGGCGAGAAGCTGGGCGACTGCGTGAGCATTTACACGCCGTGGGGCCTGCTGACCACAGGCAATCTTCACAAGATGGAGATAAAGCTGTCCAACACGGTGGTGTACAACGCGGAAGTCACAGGCGCGTGGATCATCAGCCCGTATTTCTACTACAGCAACGACCTATTTTCCGGGGAGGTGTAACCTATGGCGCTTGACGATCTGGGCCTTATCACAAACCGAACACAGGCGGACGTGGATGGCGTGATAGCCGCGCTCAGTCGAATAGAGGCTGGGCGCGGCACCCCGGCGGACGTGCTTCTCCTGAGCGACAACAAGGGGTCGTACAACTACACTGACCTGAACCGCGTTGCGGGAGCTGTGCTGTATGTGGCGGAGGAATTGGAAGCGAATGGTTACAGCGTGACGGTGACGGCAAAGCAAGGGTGGACGGAAACGGACATTCCCACACAGGCGGACATTGACCAGTACCTCGCGGACATCGCAGAAATACGCAGTGCGCTGCCTGTGCCAGCCGATGCCCCGGAGGTGCCGACAATGCCGCTGGACTATCGAAAGGCCAACGACATTGAAAGCATCCTCATACTGGTAGACCAGCTCGTGCAAAACATAGCCAAGTCGTGGTTTTACTCGGGAGACTTGTACTCCAACGAAATCAAATAATAAACGTTACTCCCGGCCAATCGGGGCACGGGAAAGGGCAATAGGAGCCGACTATGGGAACGTAGTCGGCTCCATCTTTTTTGGAAAGGAGCAGATATGCAGGACAGAATTTCCCTTTATCCTGGCCGCGTCAAGCTCACGCCTGTTTCCGGGCAGGACAACGTGTACGACATGACCCGGCATGACAACCCCACCACGGAGGGCACGCCGCTGAACAAGTCCACGCTGCTGACGGACGAGGTGGCGGAAACGCTTGGGCTTGACCCGGCAACGGCTACGCCCTCTCAGGCCATTAACGCCGTGGCGGGCAAGGCAACGGACAAGAAGCTATCGCTGACGCTGGCGGCGGCAAGCTGGACAGGGAGCGCAAGCCCCTACACCCAGGGCGTGACCATCACAGGCGGAACGGCCACCAGTCAGGCGGACATTCAGGCAGACGCAACGGCGATACAGCAGATGCTGGACGACGGCACCAACGCTATCTACATCGCCAACAACAACGGGACATTCACCGCCTACGCTGTGGGCGAAAAGCCCACCGCTGACCTGAGCGTTCAGGTGACGGTGTACGACGTGAAGGAGGTGTCGTGATGAGCGCCATTGTGGGCAAGGGCATACTATCCGCTGGCGGCGGAGGAGAACTAAACATAGCTTATGGTCTTACCCCGCCCAGCGATACAAGCAAGCTGTGGATACGGATTGCTGATAAACCAAATGAAGTGACGGTAAAGGGGTCTACGTCTTTCGGGAAACAAGTAGTTTCTGCTTATGGAATTTCTACAGGCTCTGCTACTCAACAATCACTTGCATATTGCAATGGACACTTTTATATCAAAACATACAACATAATCTATCGATATGGAGATACTGGGTGGGTTGTTTCAGTAAGTGGAACTTCTGATGAATTCAAACACTTAACTGCTCCGGCGGTAGTAATTGGAAACAAGATATTTTACTTGTTTGGTCATGATACCAGTTCTTTCACTACCCAAGCTGCTGGTCCTTCGTACAGTACTAAGTACATTTTAGTTTTCGATACAGAAACTAACACATATACAAATGTAGCTGTTCCGGGAATGTCTAGTCAATGCCAGCTTGGAAGTGCTGTAGCCATAGGGACAAAAATTTATTTTACTGCTGGACAAAGTGGTGCACCTGGCGCTGATGCGTATATTGGTTCTTCGCATATATATGAAATAGACTCTGATAACCCGTCTACTGCTACAGACATAGGATATTTTTACACTACTTCTGCTGACATGAGAGGAGCATCTGTAGTAGCAGTTGGAAGCATACTATATTCAAAAAGAATCCACTGGGGTTCTGACGGTTCTATTCCATACAGAGATTATATAGAATCTTTTGATACCGAAACAAAAATAAGCTCAAGAACGGGAATACGTGTCACCAAGGCATCCGTAAGTAATTGCTTTATGCCGGGAATAAACATAGGGGAGTATATCTATTGGTTTGGTGGCTTGGGTAAAAGCTTTACCCCTAACAATTTATCTAACGATGGGTATAGCGTCGATTATGCTCAAAGGTTTAACACTGTAACAGGCGATTTTGATTTTATTACAGTAGGAAGTCATACGGGAAACTCTCATAATTCTGCCTTGTTATCAAGTACAGAACTTGTATTTGCTCAAGTAGGTGGGACCAATAACCCTATGTACAAGTTTACTGGGGCCTATGAGCTAGAGAACGGTAAACTTTTCATTCAGGAGTCACTGTTTGACAATATCTGGCAAGCAGTTAAGGTAAAAGATGGAGCACTGAGTATCGGAGTAAACGGAGTGTACTTAGGAGGCACTGATGGTTATGCACAAGCCAAAGATGCATACCTTTATGACCTCACTCAGCAAAAATGGATTTCCCTGGATGGCACACCGTTTGGGGGGGGGGGGAACACCTGAGCCCACACCTACACCTACCCTTGAGGGGACGTGGGGGCTGAATGAGAGGTTGTATGCGCCGGAGAGTGCGTTCACTGAAACAGTCAGTTTCCAAGCGGCTGCCCCAGACGGTGGTTTAACCAACGTGTCAAAAATTTTTACGGAGAACGCCAAGTTAAAATATAATATTCAGACTTCGATATCCATTTACACCATGTACGATTTCAGCACCAACACATGGGACCACAAATATCCGAAATGGACTTTCCCCTCTGGTGCAACGGCATCTGACGACTTCATCACATGGTTGGCAGCAAACGCCACCAAACAATAAAACAAGGAGGAAACAAACATGTACACAGGTTACATTGTAAAGGCAGGAGAGACCTGCAAGGACGAACGGGTAGCTAAGGCTATCAGGAATTTCAAGTACGAGAACGAGACGGTACTCTGCGTGGGGGACGATGGCTACATCACCGAGATCAACACCCTGCGGACAGCCAAGAGCATTGTTGGGGAGCAGGCCAGCCCGGAGGCATATCTGGCGGCGTATCTGGAGAAGCTGAACAGCCCGGTGGAGGAGAATGGCGGGGAAGCGGAGTAAGGAGGAGCGTGTACGCAGAATAAAGGGCGGGGAGAATTACTCCCCCCGCTGGATGTAGGCTTCTTCGGCATCGAGCTGTGCCTGTTTGAGTGCGGCAACGGCCTTTTCAAGCTGGGCAATGGCGTCGGTGACGGCGTTGAACAGGGTGAAATACTCGGGCATGGGAACACCTCCTTTCTGCAAGCAGGATAGCACAGGTGGCGTGTCAGAAACGGTCGAAGGGTGTCGAAGGGCAAAAATAATTTGAGAGGAGAACGCGGCGAATGGAACCGTGGGTACAGCAGATCGCCGTACCGCTGGCGGTAGCGGTGCTGACAAGCAGCGGTTTGTGGGCACTGGTATCGAAGCGGGCGGACAAGAACAACGCAGAGCGGAAGATGCTGGTGGGTCTGGCGCATGACCGCATCATCCATCTGGGCATGGTGTACGTGACACGAGGGTACATCACGCAGGACGAGTACGAAAACCTCAATGACTATCTGTACCAGCCGTATGAAAAGATGGGCGGCAACGGCAGCGCAAAACGGGTCATGGAGGAAGTAAGGAAGCTGCCCATCAAGCGAGAGGCGTAAAGCCGGAAAGGAAGAATTATGAAACTGAGCAATCGTATGTATGACATCATCAAGTGGTGCGTTATCATCGTGCTGCCCGCTATTGCGGCGCTGTACTCCGGTCTGGCCGGTATCTGGGGCTGGCCCTATGCGGAGCAGGTTGTGAGCACCATCTCCTGCATCACCGTTTTCCTCGGTGCTGTGCTGGGCATTTCCAGCGCCAGCTATAAGAAGGAGAAGGATCTGGGGGAAGCAGCATGAACGGCGGCAGTAAGGTCATCAAGATAGCCCGGGAGGAGCTGGGCTATCTTGAGAAAGCGTCCAACGCACATCTGGACAGCAAGACCGCCAACGCAGGGGATAAAAACTTCACGAAGTACGCACGGGACATTGACGCCATCCCCCATTTTTATAACGGGAAAAAGCAGGGGTACCCGTGGTGCACCACGTTCGTGGCGTGGGTGAACGTGCAGGCGTTCGGCGTAGCAGAGGCGAAGCGGCTGCAGAACCTGCCGGATGACAGTCTGGGCGCCGGCGTGTACTACCTGAAGCGGTACTTCAAGGCTGCGGGGCAGCTGGGCACTACGCCGAAGGTGGGCGCACAGGTATTCTTCGGCGACGATCATACGGGCATTGTGACGGAGGTCGTGGGCAAGGGCTTCCGCACCATCGAGGGCAACACCAGCCCGCAGAGCGGCGTGGTAAGCAACGGCGGCGGCGTGTATGAGAAGGAGTACGCCAGCGTGAAGTCCTCGTACACCTTCGGCTACCCGGATTATCAGGAGAGCGACGAGGACGCGCCTGCGGAGAAGCCGAAGATCTATCTGTCCCCGGCGTACCACCAGGCCAACCAGTGCTGCTATAAGCGTCCCGACGGCCAGCAATGTTTTGAAACTCTCGAAAATAACGAGTTTCTGGACATTTTGCAGCCCATGCTGGAACGCTGCGGATTTGACATCATGCGCGGCCCACGCCGGACGCCCATGAGCGACGAGTACGGCCCGGACTATATGTACCGCGCCATCAAGGAGAGCAACAAGTGGGGCGCAAAGGTGCACTATGTGTCCCACACCAACGGCAGCACCAACGGCCCCACCGGGTACGGCACGGTAAAGGGATTTTTGTCCATGTACCACCCCAGCAGCGCCAACGGGAAGAAGCTGGCGGAGCTGATGGTGAAGTACCGCAAGGCCATCTACCCCCACGGCTGCTGGACGGCGACGCGGAGCGACCTGCACGAGCTGGACGACACGAACGCCTACGCCGTGTATCAGGAGCACGTGTACCACGACAACCCGGAGGATGCGGCGTGGTTCCATGAGCACATGGAGGATTGCGCTGTGGCGGACTGCAAGGCGCTGTGCGAGTTCTGCGGGCTGGAATATGTGGAGCCGGAGAAGCCGCAGGAGCCGGAACAGCCGGAGACACCGGAACAGCCGACCGTGACCGAAACGTACACCGTGAAGGTGACGCGGAGCGCGGACGGGAAAAGCGGCACGTGGGAGATCGTGAAGTAAAACAAATCTGCTGGGCGGGAAAGAGCTACGACAAGCCGCCTCTTTCCCCGGCGTAAAGTCCCGCAAGCTCACGGCTAAAACCGTGTTATGGACAGCTACCACAAGCAGATACGGCGCAGATTGCAGAGCATGGCACCAAAGCGAGCCATTGCGTATGTTATGAGCGCCCAGCTACCGCCTGACGAAGCGGTGTGCGTTATTGAATGTGACGTGAAGCGGAAAAGCTATTGTGAAACGGCGTTACTGCTAAATGTTTCCCCGGAAACGGTAAAGCGGTGCCGCAGGAGAGCGTATCAGAAATTTGCAGACGAAGAAAGAAGCCACACCTGAAAAGGTGCGGCTTCTTTGTTTGCGCCCGGTAGGGGGGAACCGGGCATAATGAATGGGGAAGATGCCCTCCGGGAGCATTCCGAAGTGGCTGGTTTTATTATACATCGGTTCTGCGGTATTGTACAAGTAAATAATTCGCAAATTAACGGCCTTTTTCTGACCTTTAACTGCCCCTTTGCGGGGGCAGTTTTTTGTTACGCTTATTGCAAGAAACGGAGGTGCTTGCATGGTCGAAAAGTTGGTGTCGTTGGGATTTACACAGCAGATGGCGGAGGACATCATTTGGGCGTATCAGGATGACCTCCCGGGGCTGAAAGCTTATGTGCAGGTGATAGAAATGGTGTCGGCGCATGTATAGCTACTTCAACGAAAACCCACACGGGAAAAATGTGGGAGACTGCACCGTTCGGGCTATTTCAAAAGCCACCGGGAAAGAGTGGGGCGAAACGTACCTTGCTATGGCAATAGAGGGGTATTTGGAAGGGGATATGCCGTCTGCCAACGCGGTGTGGGGTGCGTATCTTCGGCGGATAGGCTACAAGCGGTACATGGTTCCGGATACTTGCCCGGATTGTTACACAGTCGGTAGGTTCGCCGATGAACACCCGGAGGGGACGTTTATCCTTGCGCTATCCGGGCACGTCGTGTGTGTGCAGGACGGCGTAATTTACGACAGCTGGAACAGCGAAAACGAAATTGTTTTGTATTACTGGCAAAAAGAAAGTGAGGCGTAACTATGGCATTTAACCCGTATTTCAACCCTTATTACCCGCAGCCAATGCAGGACAACCTTGCCCAGCTTCGGCAGCAGCAGATGCAGACCATGACGCCGCAGATACCGCAAATTCCACCCATGCAGAACCCGGTGGCGCAGGGCGGCGTACAGTGGGTAGCTGGTAGGCCGGAGGCGGAGAATTGGCTGATTGCGCCCAACTCTGCTATTGCGCTGTGGGACAGCACGGCTCCCGTAGTTTACTTGAAACAGGCCGACGCAAGCGGCAAGCCAACCCTCAAGACGTATGACCTTGTAGAACGCCTTGCAAGCGCTCCTGACGCGCAGAAAGCTCCCGCCCCGGAATATGTGACCCGTAAGGAGTTCGACGCGCTGGCGGCGCTTGTGGGCGAAATAAAGGGCAAGAAGAAGCGCAAGGTGGAGGAGGAAGAGGACGATGAGGAACAATCCGTTTTTCAATGCGTTAGGTGGCGGACAGATGCCGGGGCCGATGGGCGGCTTTCCCCAGCTATTGCAGCAGTTCAAGCAGTTTAAAGCGAACTTCAAAGGCGACCCAAAAGCGGAAGTAGAAAAGATGCTGCAAAGCGGCAAAATCTCACAAGACCAGTTGAACAAGATACAGTCAATGGCAAACCAATTTCAGGGACTTTTTAAGTAATCAAAATCGTGGCCACGGTTTGATATAAATATTTTTTCAAAAGGAGTGATACTATGTCTCTTTCCTCTGACGGCACCATGCTGACTATGCCTGTTGCCCCTGCGAACACCGGTAACGGTGGTGGATTCGGCTGGGGTGGAGAAAGCGTTTGGATGATCGTACTGTTCCTGATTTTCGCCGCGTTTGGCGGCTGGGGTAACGGCTTTGGCTTCGGTGGCGGCGGCAACGGCGTGATGGACGGTTATGTCCTGACCTCTGATTTTGCCAACATCGAGCGCAAGCTGGACGCGGTGAATAACGGCATCTGTGACGGCTTCTACGCCATGAATACCGGTATGCTGAATGGGTTTGCCGGTGTGACACAGGCTGTGACCAGCGGCTTCTCCGCTGCGGAACTGGCGCGCTGCAATCAGCAGGCCGCTTTGATGCAGCAGCTCACCGCCATGCAGATGCAGAACCAGGAGTGCTGCTGCGAGAACAGGGCGGCTATTGCCCAGGTGCGGTACGACATGGCGACGCAGGCGTGCGATACTCGCAACACGGTCAACACCGCTGCGCGTGACATCATCGACAACCAGAACCAGAATAGCCGCGCTATCCTTGACTTCCTGACGCAGAACAAGATGCGCGATCTGGAAAGTGCCAATCAGGAGCTGCGCCTTGCCGCATCTCAGGCTGCGCAGAACAACTACCTGATCTCCCAGCTGCGCCCTTGCCCCACCCCAGCTTACATCACTTGTAATCCTTGGGCGGGCAGCAGCTATGGCGGATGCGGAACCGGCTGCGGCTGCTGACAACTGCATAGCACCAGCTGTTCGGAATTTCCGAACTGTTCAGCCCCGTGCTGATACTGACACCAACGCGGCGGGGCAATAGCTCCGCCGCTGTATTTTGAAAGGAGTGATTATTTTGGCCGAGTTTACCAACGCCAATATCGTGACTGTGGCCGCAGGGCAGAATGTGCCTCTGACGGAAACCGCGGTCAACAGCAAGCCGTGCATCGTACACCGTGAGGGTGCCGGGGTGGTGACGCTGCGTGGACTGACGAACCAGTGCAGAGCGCTGTACAAAGTCACTTACGGCGGCAACATCGCCATTCCCACCGGCGGCACCGTGGGAGCCATCACCGCCGCGCTGGCCGTCAACGGCGAGGCGCTGACCAGCGCTACAGCGACGGTGACGCCTGCTGCCGTGGAAAACTATTTCAATATCTATGTTTCCGCACAGGTATGCGTGCCGAAGGGCTGCTGCCTGACGGTCGCAATGGAAAACACCAGCACTCAGGCCGTCAACTTCGCCAACTCAAACCTGACGGTTGAGAGAATCGCGTGAAAGGAGAATTAACATGAGTATGAAAGCAATGTACGATTTGCGCGATATGCTTTGCAAGGAGCTTGACGAGATCGCCCACAAAGGAGAGCTGGGCGCCGGGGATCTGGACATCGCGCATAAGCTGGTAAGCACCATCAAGAACATCGACAAAATTGATCTGATGGAAGACGAAGGGTACAGCCGTGACGGCGATTATTCCCAGCGGCGTTACTCCCGCGACGGCGACTATTCCCAGCGCAGGTATTCCCGCGACAGCTACGGCGGCGGCAGCTCCTACGCACGACGTGGCACCCATTATGTGCGCGGCCATTATAGCCGCGACGGCGCAAAAGATGACATGAAGCGCCAGCTGCAAGAGATGCTGGACAATGCGGATGATGATACCATCCGCAACGCCATTCAGCGGTGCATGGATGCCGTGGAGGGCTGAGAGGGGGTAGTTCCCCTTGATCGACGAAAAGGAACTTAAAGCCTGGATAGCCAGACTGGAAACGGAACAGTCAAGCTGGCCGAACTACGAGAAGTTGGCTGCGCTGTACATTATACAAAACCAGCACGAAGGGCAGAGAAACCCTGCACCGGTGGCTATGTATTCCAGCGCACCGGCTCCTGATGTGGTAGACGGTGACAGTGACTTTATGCAAGCGGTATCATCCCGCGCGCCGGAACAGGCGTGGGCCATAGTGGACGAGTTGATGGATGCGCTGAAAGTGACCAACGCGCGAATGTATGATAACGTGATGCGAAAGATGCGAGGATAAAGTATCCCCCGCCTGTTTTGGCGGGGGATATTCTTGTGTACTTAGTTTTGTATAACCTAACGGGTTCCAGAATTGCCGGGGCGCGATGGCCTCCGCAATGGTCTCCTGACTCATGGCCACCGACCGCAACTGGATGTGCATCAGCTTTTCCCG